CAGCGCGCTGCCGATCAGGCTGCCGCCCTGCGCCGGGGGCGGCGCGGAAACTGGCGCCGCCGGTGGAGGGGCTGGTTTTTTCCTGAAGAAACTGAACATTGCTGCGCTTTTTAGAATCACATGTTTTTAATAACTCCTGGACGAGCGAAGTGGCGAACCATACGCGCTTTGCAGGCGCTGTCCTTCTCGCTTTCGAGGGCGGCGATGACGATCCAGTGTCGAACGTCCTGGCCGAGGCGCTCAGCTAGAGCGCCAGCGATCGCGGGGGAAAGATGCCCGCGAAGTTTGGCCGTGTAAAGGGCGTTCGGGGACAGTTTTAGGTCGCGAGTCCAATCGGCAATTGACTTGCCGGTGCCGAGGGCCGCGTCTAGCAGATTCAAAGTGGTTTGCATAGTAGGTAATACACTCATGTTGTATGGAAAACACACAACGTGTGAGTATGATACAGATCAAAAGCCATACAAGGTGTGAGGATAGGATTCAATCCTCACAAGGTGTATGGCCCTATGAAGCGCAAACCCTCCCGGAAGTCGAAACTCGTCTTTACGTTCGATGCCGTGCACGGCGAGCCGTGTCCCCGGTGTAAGTGGTGGTGGTGCTTGTGCGAGGCGATCAGCGCAGCCGCAGCCGGAGCGGAGCGGCTTGCCGCCCGCCCGGCAGCGGCAGCGCCGGGGAGGTCCGCATCATGACCCCCACGAGTAACACGGGGGTAAACAAAGTTCGAGGGCTGACGCGGGATGAGCGACTCGTTCTGGAAGGTGGGAAAGTCAAAGTCGTCTGCGCGGAGCGTCAGCAGGAGGGCGAAAGCGGGGTAATCGTTGATTACTTGCGGTTCACGGTTCGCCGGGATGCGGTGCTTGAATCGGCAGGGCCAGCGGCGAAAGGTAACGATGACGACTTGCTGACGGCCTGGCTTGCGTTTGAGGTGGCAGGCGTGTTGGGCTTCACGGTCGGCGAGGAACGCAAAGGACGCGATTTCTACGATGTGACCTGGACGGTGAATAACGAGTTCGGGAAAGAAATCGGGAGTGCCAGCGGGGGCGGGGCGAATCAGCGCGAAACGTTCTGCGTGACGCTGAAAGGCGAGGGCTGCACGTTCGCGTGCAAGGGCTGGGAGCGGCGGCTATTCGACCGGTTTGAGGGCATGCACCCGGTGATAACGCGCATCGACCTGGCGCGCGATTACCTGGCAGGGGAAGTGCTGATCGAAGAGGTAAGGCATTGCTTTTTCACAGGGGAATTCAGTTACCGCAATCGCAGGCCGAGTTATATGCAATTCGGTCGCTGGGAGCCTGAGTCGGTTTCGCATGAGAAACCGAATTCGCGAACATTTCAGGTCGGGCAGCGGGAAAGCGGGAAGTTGTTCCGGGCATACGAAAAGGGCCATCAATTCAAGATGATGGACGACCCGTGGTTGCGGCTGGAGTTGGAGCTTCGCAACGTGAATCGGATCGTGCCGTTTGAGGCGCTCATTCGGCCGGCCGATTTCTTCGCGGGCGCGTATGACTTCTGCCAGATGGTTCTGGATCAAAAGCCGGTGGCGGAAAAGATTGTCACGAGTCAGCCGGTAGGTGAGAGGTCTGTTGCGCGTGTAGCGCGCAACGTGGAAAACACCTTCGCACCGACGGTGCGTATGGTCTTCGCCGCCTTGGGCATCGACAAGGCGGGCGAGTTCTTCCAGCTGCTGGCTGTTAAGCATATTTATCGCAAGGTACCTCGGGGTCTCGCGGGGCTGTCTCACGTCGAAGTCGAGCGCGGCTTTGAAACGTGGCATGCAAATCTCAGTGCAACCGTACCGGCCGGTTGTGCGCATTCTTAACTGCCGGATTAATGGGATAACGAAATGAAGCTGCAAACGAAAATCCTGGTGACGGGTATGAAGCGTTCCAAGGGAACGCTCGAAAACGGTAACGCGTACGACTCGACGAAGTTGTACGCGATGACGGACCTTGACGACCGCAAGGGCAACGGGATGGGCCAGGCGACGGTGGAGTACGGGTTTGGCACGTCGGATGAGTACGAGAAGTTCAAGCACTTGGCGCACTTGTTCCCGATCGAGTGCGAGGCCGAGCTTGAAATCATCACCAATGGCCGTACGCAGAGCACGGTGATTACCGCGATCAAGCCGGTAGCCAAGTCAGCTCAAGGGAAGTGAGCCATGCGCTGCGTTCGGGGGTGGCTCGTGCAAGACGCGGAAAGCGGCGGCTTTCTGGCCCCGGACGGGGAGGGCGGGGTAGTGCTGGTGCGCATGCTGGCAAGTGCGGTGCCGTTCGAGCATGAGGAAGCCGCGCAAGAGGCGGTCGTAGACCACCTGGATGGCTGCGGTGTCGTGGTGCCGGTGTGGATGCCGGAAAGCGATGGTTTCGCATGCGAAAGTTGATTCGAAGAACACAAGCGGTGTCGCAGCGCTTGCGTGAATCCTTCAACCCCTGCGGCAATGAAAGGTCAATCATGAAACGCTCTCTCGCTTTGCGGCTTGCCGCAATCCTCGCTGCCGTTGCAGCCACGATCAGCCCGGCGTTCGCCGCTGTTCCGGCCGAAGTCACCACGGCTTTGACCGACATGAAGGCGGACGGTCTGGAAATCGCCGGCGTGGTGCTGGTGGCGGTCATCGCCCTGTTCGCGTTCAAGTTCATGCGCAAAGGCGTGCACTGATCGTGGCGTACCAGGTCGGGTCATCGTGCTACCCGTCCGCAGTCGCGGCGGCTTCGGCTGTCGCGTCGGCGATGGGTGGCTCGATAGTGCAGCACGGCTCGGCTGCGTACGTGATCGAGGTGGGCCCGGTCGGGTCGACTTCGATCACGTATGTCCTCAATCCCGTAGACGGTGGGGCAGCGCTGACGCTTGCCGCGCCGTATTCCGCAATCGAATGCCAGCTGCTCGATTGGCCGGATGCGTTGCAGCTGGGGTGGATGGTGGCGGCGGCGTGGATCGGCACGGTGGCAGTGCTGTTCCTGGCGCGCGCGATTAAAGGGGGCGATGATGGGCGCGACTCCTGAATTTTGGGTCATGCTGGTGGCACTGCTCGGAACTGCGTGGTTGCTATGCGCGCGGTTCTGATCGTCGTTGCGCTGGTCCTGCTGGCGCTGGGCGACGCGCACGCGATTGCCTGGAACAAAGGGACAGACTTCGCCTGGTCGCTGGGTACGGGCAACATCACGGCATTTCCGACGCCTGGCACTGGCAACGTGTGGATGGACCCGGGCACATCGCGGGCGGCTACAGCTGGCGGAAACACAGAATGGACCGGGGCGGCAAAAAAGCTGCCCTTTAATCCTTCGCCGAGTGCGAATTTCAAGGCGTCGTTCACGGCGCGGAATTTGGCGAAGAGCTTGATTTCGCCGGGCATATTGATCCCGCTGGTGGGTGGCCAGGCTCTGAGTTACCTGATGGAGCAAGCGTGCGTGCGCATTGCAGGCGGGACCATGCAGCTGGCTAACGGTAGCGCCTGGGAGGAGTGTCACTATTCGACCTTGACGCTGTACGCAACGCCTGGGTTTCAAGTGGGGTCCGCTGTTACCACCGATGCGGGGGCGAAGTGCGAGTTCGAGGTCAATCACAACTACAGCAGTTCGTACCACGGGGAGGTGACGGCGGCACACAGCCCACAGGGGCCGTATGACACGGGGTGCAACTACTATGGGCCGGGGGTGCCGTCGTCCTATTGGGGCACGTATCGCGCTTACTGGCTTTGTCCGCCGACGAACCTAAACATCCAGGTGACCTATGCGAATGTGGCGTCGCCGCCATCGTGTGGGACGCAGCAAGTCAAAGACGGCTGGCAAAACTCCACCGCGCAGGCTGCCGAAGACGCAATGACGACGAAGTTGGCCGCGTGGACTCAGTGCGATTTCTCGTACGGGTACGGGGCGTGCGGTACCTTCGGCGGCAAGAAGAGTTCGGACATCGCTGATGCGCTGATGAATGGCGGGGCCACGGTGCAGGCGGACTTGATTCCTCCGACTGTGGAGAGCCCATTGATGGAGCCGCCGACACAAACGACGTTTAGCGATCCGGCGTCGGGCAAGAGCGTGTCTACTACAGAGCAAGTGGAGAACGATTACAGCTGCCTGGTGATCTCTGGTGGCCAGGCCATTACCTGCTCGCAGGCGAAAAAGACAACGTCGACAACGGCGACGACGACGAACCCAAACGGCACTGGGACGGTGACGACGACTGCCACAACGGTGGTCAACAAAGGCACAACGCCGTCGCAGGACGTGAAGTGCCAGGCGGGTACCTTGGGGTGTGCGGAGATTGGTGTTGCGCCAGCGGCTGAGGCGATTCCGACGCAGAGTATCGCGCTGTCTATGACGGAAGACGCGGGCTGGAACCTGGCGACGGCGGCGTGCCCGGCACCGCACGCGATCACAGTGATGGGGCACTCGTACCAGTTCGGCTTGCAGGGCATGTGCGACTTCGCAAGCGGGATACGCCCGATGGTGGTTGCGATGGCGTATCTGTCCGGCGCGGTGCTGTTCTTTGGCCTGGCCAGGCGGGGGTAAAAGCATGCCTACATTTGCGGCGTTGTTGATGGGCCTGGCCTGGCCGATGGTGGCGCGTGTTCTAGTCTCCCTTGGCCTGGGCGTTATCACGTACACGGGGGCGAGTGCGCTTTTGAGCGCTGCAGTCAGTGCGGCAAAAGCCAGTTTTAGCGGTATGACTCCGGACGTGCTGCAGCTGCTGGCGCTCGCCGGGTTCTTCCAGTCGTGCGCCATCATGGTCGGGGCTCTGGCGGGTGGCCTGGCGCTGATGACGTTTAAGCGGCTTGGCCTGATCTCGGGGACCTGACCATGCTGACGATCATCACGGCGACGCCTGGCGGCGGCAAGACGTGCGCGATGGTGTCGTTCATCATGAATGAGCTCGCCGGGCGTCCGCTTTATGCTGACGGGATTGACGGGCTGACGCTGGAGCATGTTCCGGTTGATGTGCGGGAGTGGCACGAGGTAGTGCCGAAGGGGATCGGAGCGGTGGTGTGCGTGGACGAGGGGCAGCGTCGCTGGCGTCCTCGTGGGCCAGGCCAAAAGGTGCCGCCTGCAATTGAAGCGCTCGAGACTCATCGTCATGACGGGCTGGATTTTTTCATCACGACTCAACACCCGAAGCTGCTTGATGGCAACGTTAAGAATCTTTGCGGTCGTCACATCCACATTCGCGATCTGGGTATCCTGGGCCGCTGGTGGTACGAATGGCCAGAGGCGGCCGAGCCTTCAGCGTGGCGGTCGGCGCCGATCAAAAAGCGATATCGGCTGGACCGTGCAGCGTTCAGCAAATACAAGTCGGCGTCGCTGCACGTTAAGCCGCTGCGCTCGTTCCCACGGGTGCTGCTGGTGTTCCTTGCGGCCATGGTTGCGCTCGTGGTGCTGGGGTTCATGTCCTACCGGAGCATCCAAAAGCGCTTGACCAGGGACGAGTCTGGCGGGGCGCAGGCTGCGTCAATGTCGGTCGGGCCTGGTCCTGCAATGTCGGCGGGTCGCGCGGCTGGTGGCGGGCTTCGTATGCCGGCGTACCTGACGGACCGCAAAGCCTTCAATCCTCGGTTCACTGGTCAGCCGGAGTCGGCGCCTGCGTACGATGAAATTCGGCGTGTGGTGGTGTTCCCGCAAGTGGTCGGGGGCTACTGTCGCGGCGACGAGTGTCATTGCATCACGCAACAGGGCACGGATGCGGGGCTTACCTGGGGTGACTGCCAAGGCTGGCTTAAGTCGCCTGCGTTCAATCCGTATCGTGTGCCGGTGGATGATAGGGCGCAGCCGACAGATAGTGTTGAGCGGGCGAGGGGAAGGCGAGAGGGGTAG